CCCCCCCCCTACAAATCTGTTCGTCTTCGCGCCCTTCCATTCGCTTGACCTCGGAGTCGGTATCAGCGATGTAAACGCCTTCCGATATCCCATCAGCCATTCCAGCAGTTCCGGATTCGTCTTCCCGCCGTTCCCGGCTACAAAGCTCCGATATTCCTCTTGCGTTATCATCCCCCTGGACAACATCCGCTTCATGATGTTCATTGCCCCTGTTCCACCACAGACATGGCCGTGTACCGGCGTGGGCCACAATACAGACCCGGTCTCTTCTGTGCGGGGCATCGACACCGCAAGCTGGAATAATAAATGGTTGAGCTTCGTATCCTTCACCTTCCAGGTCAGATAGCACCGCGTCGAGTGCCAAATTGACGATTCCAGGCACATTCTCACCAATGATCCAAGTGGGCCTGATTTCTCGAATAACGCGGAGCATTTCCGGCCAGAGGTAACGGTCATCATCTTCGCCCTTTCGCTTCCCGGCAAGAGAGAAAGGCTGACAGGGGAACCCACCGGAAATAATGTCAACTGTTCGTAGGCCGGTCCTCTCATAAAAGCTCTCCCCTGTGAGCGTCCGTATATCCCGCCATCTCGGAACATCAGGCCAATGTTTTTCAAGCACCTTCGTTTGGAAGTCTGCCCATTCACATTGACCGACCGTCTTGATGCCTGCCATCTCGGCAGCGATATCAAGACCGCCGATTCCGGAAAACAGGGATAAATGCGTCAGGCTCATATTTCCCCTTTCGTTTAATCGTCTACAGTTGTTGACTTCTGCGGCAAATAAAAAACCGCTATGTCCATAATTGAGCAGCCAAGGATACTTGACATCTCGTCAAGCTCGGCAAGGCTTGGAACGCGCTTGCCGTTTGTGATCTTCCAAAGCCGTTGCCTTGACCAACCAAGAGCTTTGGCCAGTTGAGATTCATTCTCAAATTTGGAATGTATGATACTGCTCAATCCAAGGATTTTTGCCATCATTCCTTCTCTCCTTTCCTCGTTTTTTGTCTACAGTTGTTGACATAGAAAATATATCATAATCCCACATCGTTGTCAACAGATTTATGATAAAAATAATTTCTACCACTATATATAGTGTTGCAATTGTTGACAAAAACAGTTATGATTAAAGCAAGAACAAGTAAGAAAGGGTTTTGATCATGGCTCTTAAATTTGGCAACCAAATGAAAGCGATCCGTGAAAAAAACAATTGGACGCTTGAAGAAATGGCGGCAAAGCTTGGAACAACCAAGCAAGCTTTGAGCAAATACGAACGCGGCGAAAGAACACCGAAGGTAACACTTGCAGCACAATTCGCAGATAAACTCGGCGTGGATCTTCGCGTTCTTGTGGGAGAAGAAGAGACAACAATGGAGCTTCACGATCCTGTCGAATCAGAGGATTATGATCGCCTTGAAGCGTTGCATCAGGACAAGCGTCTCCGGATGCTGTTTGACAGGTCGAGGAAAATGTCAGACGCGGACAAAGATAAGATGATACAGATTGCAAACGTAATCCTTGGGGAGCTTTATCCGGATGATTAATATTTTGAACATTGTCATTCATACAATATCATTGGGGTGAAGACAATGTATGATCCATTCAGCAAACCTGATCACTATAGTGTTGTTCTTTCTAATCTTCCGACAAGCATCAAGGGATTTGTGTATTTGGACAGCGATGGAAATCCTGTGATTGTTCTGAACGCAAATCTTACAAGGGAACAAAACAGACGGACCTATGAACATGAGAAAAAGCACATCGCAAGTGGAGACATGATAAATCCAAACTACATCGAATACGAAAGTGATGAAGAATGAAAAAAGACAGCCGCCGGTCCAGGGCAAACGGCACCGGATCGGTCTACTATGATTCGCGGTCGAAGAAGTGGATCGCGCAGATTGTCATCGGAAAGACCTTCACACCGGACATGAAGCTTCGGTTCGCCTACAAGCGCAAGTCCTTTGCGAAGAAGACAGACGCGCTGAAGGCCATCTCCAGCATGACAACAGAGGATGCAAAACCATCCTTCACGCTGTCTTACTACTACAATGCCTTCATGAACGGAAAAGGCAACACCCTGTCCCATGACAAACAGGTGGCCTACAGAATCGCCTACAATAGGCTTAAATCGCTTCACAGCGTTCAGGTGAAGGATTGACTATCGCTGGCCTGCAAGCGGTTTTGCAGGGCGTATGCGGCTCCTATTACCCAGCCAGGGATGCCCGCGCCATTCTGAATGCCATCTTCAAGCTGGCGGCTGCCGATGACCGGACAATCAACCCGGCCCTTCCGTCCTTCCTCGTCCTTCCTAAACTTCAGGAAACACAGGTCGAACCGTTCACAGAGGAAGAGCAGCTTCAGCTTTGGTTCAGCTATGAATCCGGAAAAGGGAACGCAGCCATCCCCCTGATCATGATCTACACCGGCATGATGACCGGGGAAATGCGGAAACTCACAAAGGACATGATCCACCTTGAGGAAAAGGAAATCATCGGTGCAGGTCTGAAAACGAAAGAACGCAAAAAAAAGGCCGTCCTGCTTCCGGACGACATCATCCCTGTGCTTGAGGATGTCATGCTGAAAGCAGAAACGGACCTTCTGTTCCCCTACTCGGAGAATGTCTTCTACAATCTTTACTATGAAGCGCTGAAGGAAGCCGGGATCACCCGGCACCTCACACCCTATTCATGCCGTCACACAACAGCGACGGTGCTGGCCGTCCATGAGAATGTCGCCCCGCAGACACTCCAGCGGGTCATGCGATGGAAGTCAACGCGCATGATGGACCGCTATGTCACACCCAGCGATCAGGATGCCAGGAAGGCCGTAAACAAGATTTAACTACTACTCGTTTACTACTCGTTTATCGGCTGGAAGCCTTGATTTTCCTACATTCGCAATCCCCTGCTAAGGGAGTAGTGTCAGTGATGGCAGCCCGGGTTCAAATCCCGGCTTCTCCGCTTCAAACCCGCGATCTGTAAGGGATTGCGGGTTTTCTCTTTGCCGACTCGTTGCCGTCCGTTATGGTCTATTATCCATTTCTACTACTCGTTCTACTACTCGTTAACATTCCGTTGCCGTTGCAACGAAAGGCCAAAAAAAGGGACTCCCCTGGCGGGGAGCCATTGCCATAAAATGGAAAAATGCCCCGGATTTCTCCGGGGCGGTCGGTTAGGTTTCGTTATCAACAGCGTTCTGCCATTTCATGAAGTCGGTATCATCTACCAGGCCGGTATACTCCAAGGCTTCCTCGATCTCTGCCATCTTGACTTGCCCTTCTTCTCCACCGCGCCGATATGCCTTCTTGTACATTTCGCGGTAGTAGTTCATGAGCTTCTGTCTGATTTCAGAGTCGGCTTCTTCTTCGTCGTCATATTCCTGACGGATGGCTTCGGCCATGTCATCATAGGTACTGTAGTCACCTGTGTTCAGAGCTTTGACCATCTCGGATTCATAACCGGTCAGCTTGCTGTCTTTCGCAATTTGGGCAACGGTCTTATCCTCGATCTCAAAGTCAGAAGTCACAGCGTTCTTGCCTACCTTGTCGGCATGGCTCCAGATGTCTTTGATCATCTGTACCCTGGCGGCATCTGTTGCATTCTGATAGGTTTCGCTGTTCAGCAGTTCGGTCAGTTCGTTCTTAGCGGTCTGGCCACGGACCTTCTTGTACTCGTCCCATTGCTTGTCAGTCAGGACGATCTCACGCTTCACCTTGTCTTTGGTGAAAGTGATCTTCTTGTCCGGGTCTTCATCCGGGATCATCTTATTGTCGCCGGTCACATCATACAGACGGGCCATCTCATTGATGATCGGATCGTTCTCTACCTTGTTGAAATATCCGGGAGAGATGAAGTTTTCAATCAACCGTTCAGCGAAATCGCTGGTCTTCTCTTTACCCCAAATATTCCTGGCTGCAATGTTTTCTTTGCTGTAGAACGGAATCTTGTTCTGCGCTTGCTCGTGAGTGTACAGCGCGTTGCTGACAAGACCCTTCTTATCGCCTTCAACAAAGGATTTCCTCTGCGTATCATCAAAGAATGTCCTTGTGATAGCACCAAGAACAGAAGGAACATAGCTGCCTGCATAGTTCAGCGCAAGCTTGGAACCGATCTGCTCAATCGGATTCGTCTGATCATAAGAGTTGGTCTTCAGCAGAGAATTCACGCCGTCCAGCATCGACAGGTTGAAGACAGGCTCAGTAATACCGCCCATGGCATTCAGTACATCTTCAATATCCAGGTTCTCCTTGTCAACCTGATCGCGGATCGCCGCGCCGACAAAGAACGGCATACACATCGGAGCTGCCCAGTCAATCGTCATGGAGACATCGGTACCAAACAGCTTAATGGAATATTCCTGCCCGCCCTTTGCTTTCTCAAACTTGTCATCATCGTCATCCAGGCTGCAAGTGACAGCACCGGTTCCTGCAAGCAGGAAGCCAAGAGCCATGATGCCTGTGCCGGTCAGGCCGGAACAAATCTGATCGATAACCTGGTTCGGAGAGACAGCCTTGTCAGGCATTACCGGAGCGGTCTCCGTCTTGCCAGCTTCATAATCCTCAAGCTGCTGCTGATACTGGGTGTACTCGTTCATGTGGAACATCAGGTTCTTCAGACCCTTGGCAATACCAATAGGACTGTACTCGATGCCACGACGCAGGATGTTGATAGGCGTTTTCTTGAAAGGAAGTGCGGCATCCACAACGAATCCAAGCGCACCGCCCTGCTTGCTGATTTTGTTCAGCGCGTCAGCGGTCTTGCTGAAGTCGCGGTAGGTCGCCTTTTGCGCTTCTTCGACAGCGTATTCCCTGCCCTTTGCGAGAAGCTGGTGATCGTTCTTCACATCTTCAACGGTGTAGCCGTTTGCCTGCATCCAGCCGCCAAGAGCGCGGCGGTAATGTCCCTTCAGGAAGAGCCAGTCTTCCTTCTCCAGGAAATCACCATTGATCTTCGACAGGCCCTTCTGCTGCCGTCCAACGAGCGATCCGGATTCATTATACTTTGCTTCTCCGGTCAGGACATCTTTCATTGCGACAGCATCCTGACGAGCGAACTCGCGGATCGACTTGTTCAGGATCGGAGCCAGCGTCTTTGTCCGTTTGCCCTTTTCCAGCGTCATAGCTTCAGCAATCGCAGACAGCTTGTTCTTTATGCCGATGGCAGGAACAAACAGCGCATTGCCGACAATGTTCCGGATGTGCGTCCTGGGGTTAAACAGCATCGACAGCATACGGAAGGATGTCAGGCGGTCTTTCCAGTTCATGGGAATCTGCTTTGCCAACTCATTCAGCGCGGCATCCCTGACCTGTTTCATCTCGCTTTCCGTTTCGGCAACACCGGCAGCGCGGATCACCCAATCGGAGAATTTCAGGTTTTCAGCGACAGCATTCTTTCCTCTGCGCTGAAGCTGAAGTTTCTGATCGTCCAGCATACGCTGGAGTGTTCCGATCCTGCCTTCAGGAGTCATCAGCTTGAGCAGCTTCTGTGCCTGCAAAGCCTGGGCAACATTCGTCGCAGTCTTGTTCGTCATGTCGGCAATGAGAATCTGCGCGGATGCATCATTCCTTCCGACGGCCATGCCCATTACAACGGCCAGCTTTGCGCGGCCATCAGCGGTCTTCGATTCGCCCTTGCGGAAGGCTTCGCTGGTCACATACCGGACAGCCTTATCATAGATTGTTTCTTCGCCTTGCGTCGGAAGCTGTTTCACCCAGGAAACGGCCCGGTCGATCTGCGCTTTGTTCGTATCACGCTGATAGGCGCTGTGGTCAAGGACAAACTGTCTTGCCTGATCGGCAAGTTCGTCCATGCGCTGTGCCATGCCGGTCCCCCATGCTCTTGTGCCTTCGCCGACATCGGTCTTGTTCATCTTGTTAAGCTGTCTGCGTTTCAGGATGCCGTCCTTCACAAGCTTTTCATCATGGTCATAGACGGTGTCGCCTTCGTTTTGTAAGTAGTAGCGAATCTGTTGTTCAAGGATGTCGTCAGAAGGAAGGCTATAACGGATATCCTTTTTGCCGGTATCGAAACGTTCGCTCAAGGGAATTACGCGGCCTTGGTCATCATACGTTATCGGATCAGAACTTTTAATTTGTTCTGCACTAAAAGCGATAACAGTATCTCCTCTTCCGCGCTTCTTCAGATATTTGTCGCTGTCTGCCCACTTTGTATCCTTGTCGTTTCTGATTATTACGCCGTCATATCCAAGTTCTTTTGCACGTTCTGCAACTTCTTGTGCATTCATCGCATTATCTGGAACTCTTCCATATACTGTTGGTTTCCATTCCTGCCAAGGCGTATGCTCATTACGATAATCCGAATAACTGTTGTCAAGGATCAATGGGTTGTCAAGTTTAATGTACGCTCCAATAGTCCTGCCCTTATCATAATGTGTTGCCCACATCTGTCCTGGATTTTGATATTCGTCAGCCGTATCTTTGTTAGATGTGAAGAAAACAAATCCATCCTTGAATTCTGTAAACTCCTTGTTTGGAGTGCCGTGATATACTTTACCATAAATATATCCAGCCTTTTCAGCAGCCTCGTCCACCATCCTCTGCGCTTCGCCCATTTTCCCGCGCTCAACGGCGGCCATGTACGGAGCGTCAACGGGGAGAGAATACCTGTATTGGCTGTAATTTCCGGACCGTACAATTTTCTTCGGATTGTCTCGGAAGTCTTCTTTTTTCAGGATGGGATAGAACCATGTGGTTTCGTCCGGACCTATATCATATTGCGTTCCTTCAATCATCGCATCCTTATAGTCCTGTGTAAGCGTCTTCCCATCTGCTTCATATTTGGTAATCTCTCTTGGTTTGCCAAGCCAAACTCTTCCAAGGACATCCTTTCCAACGCCACCTTCTTTTGAAAGGCCAAGCCATTGAGTAGTAGAAAGACCTTTATTGTTCTTCCTTGTTTCGCCAAGCTTTTCGCCATCGAGCATTTTAGCAATAAAGTCAACAGTTTCTCCGGTTTCTTTCTTGCCATCACGCACAACGATAGCATTCTGTTCCCCTTCAGGGAGAGAATACTTCAACCTTGTTTCATCAAGCGGATGACTCGCTTTGTATTCTTCGACAAACCGGTCAACAATCGGCTGGGCAACAGGAAGAGAATCGGCACCGCCTTTGTATTCATTCAGAACACGAATCGCCTGGTCCATGTTGACATTCGGCGTAACAGTTTGCTGTTCAGCACCGTTGCCTTCATTGTCATACATCTTGAAGTCGATAAGTAGTTTCCAATACCCGTCCGTGCTTCCGTCAGGCTGAAGTGCAAAGCTTCCGTCTCCTTTGTCTACAAGAAACTTGCTAAACTTCGGAACGCGTCCGTCAGCAGCGCACATGTCTAAATAGATTTGAGCATTTTCCTTACCGCTCTTGGTAAAGTCCCAATAACCGTCACGGCCTTTGCCGTTCGCTCTCTTCTGTCCGACAGGAGCGAAGTCGCGCTCGACATTCTTCATCTTCGGCTTGCCGTCTTTTGTATATCCGGTTATCTGCTTCTCGCGCTGATCGTTCTCATAGTTTTCGTAAGTACTCAGCGTGGGCATCCGGTCAAGTTCGTCCTGCGTCCAACCGCTCTTGTGGAAAGGAATGATAAAGTCAATCCTGTCATCAGCCATTGCAGCAAGAATATGCGCGTCGTTCATGCCAACGAGGATCGTACCGACATTCTTTCCATACCGTTCACGCAGACGCATGGCTTCTTCAAAGTCCATGCCTTCCGTTGAACTGAACACAAGCTGTCCGTTTTCATCAAGGCCGGTGCCTTCACCAATCAGAGAAAGATTGATTTTGATTCCGGTATCACCAAATACCCAGGCAAAGTTAGGCACCTTGGTATACGCCTGTGCCGTAAGGTTTTCAGCCGCCATGTCCAGCACGGCCTGCATCATATCAATCAGATGCGGAGTTTCAAAATCGCTGAAGCTCTGTACGCGCAGACCACCGATATCAATAACGCCCTGCTTTTCTTTCGCAGACATCTTTCTGATATCGCCGCGATAGTCAGTACGAAGCTGAACGACCTTCGGATTGTTGAACATCTTCTTGCTCATCGCAGTATTGAAATCCTTGTATGCCTGCGGATGAGCCTTCCTCAATTCTTCAAGTCCGTCTGTTGTTGTAAGTTCTTCAATTGTCGGCTTGTATTCTCCGGTGTATCCGTCTATGAATTCCTGGGCATACTTACCAAGGTTCCTTCTGCGGCTCTCAACATAACAAATATCACACGGAGCTTCATAGCCGGATTCCTTCATCATGTTCATCAGGCCAATCAAGTCTGTCGGCATCAAAGGAGTATTCGGCAACGCGTGTTGGATTGCATTAAACGTTCCCTGATAAAGCAGGCGCTTCGCACAGAGTGTGGAAGCATCCAACGTTTTGATATAGTCTGAGTTCGGCTTTAGCATCGTTTTCAGCGGATCAGCCTTGTAATCAAGTCTGTCGCGATCAGAAGCGATCATCGTCGCGATATCATTTACATCAGCGATCCACTTGTCAACTTGTTCCTCAGAGAATCCTTTTTTGAGAAGAGCTTCACGAACCGTCTGCTTTTCAGCATCAGTCCATGAAGACAGACTGTAGTCATAATCCGATACAACAGCACCGTCCGGAAGTTCTGATACAACAGAATCACCGTTCTCATCTGTAACAAGCGTAGTCGTTTCATCAATAGAATACTTCGTATTCCCGTTCTTTTTCTCCGCTTCCTTCAGCGCTTTCTCCAGCAGATCAACGGTCTTCCTTGCATTAGTTTTCCATTCGCCGTCAATGCCCCTGGCTTTTCGGATAAAGCTCTTGATGCTATCAATGATCCTGCGGGCGATCCTCGGTTCCTTGGACGCAAGCTGGTCAATCAGTTCCTGATTGCCATTCAGAAGCTTGCCGGTAATATCGGCTACAACTTCCTGCAAGGCATCTTCATAGCTGATCGGATTGCCATTGATATTGTTGTCCTGCTGATGCATCTTCGCCAACCGCTGATCATACAGAGCCTTCCGCGCAATAATGTCAGCAACAATCCTGCTGGTAGGCTTTCCGCTCTTCGCATCATTCAGTACGGTATCATAGTCAGCGCCATCTCCATAAGCGATCTTCAGAAGAGCATTCGCCAGGTCCTTATAAGTAGAAGACTTCTCTGCAACATGAGTAAGCTCATGGCCAAGAACAAAGAACATCGCATCGCTCAGAGAAGTATTCTGATCAATAACGATTCGATTGTTCCTTGCATCATAGTATCCATTCTGCCGTGCAACAATCCCGCCGCGAGAAGTGTCTTCCTCATCAATACGGATATCAAACTTCTTGGAAATCCGCTGAAGGACCTTGCCCCTGTTCAAGATCGCCGTGGCAGTCAGGTTGCCATTCTCGTCCCTGGCTTCCTGAGTCGGCGTTTCGGTGCTTACTTTTTTAAACATCTCCCTGACTTTTTGCTTGTCTTCTTCCGTGCCGTTTGGGAGATTCTTCTCGATAAAGTTTTCAGCTTCAGCATTCACAGCATTAGACTTTTCTTCTTCTGCGACTCTCTGCTGTTCAGCAACAACAGCCTGCTGCTCCTGCTCAACTCTCTGCTGCTCGGCAACAGCCGCCCGCTGCTGATCTTCCTGGGCAACAATCTGTTCAGCCTGCTTCCGGATGTCAGACAGCGTCTTCTGCCGGACCTTGTCGGCATTCCGGACCGCATCATCCTCACGCTGCTGTGCATTCTTCACGGATTGCTCATACTCGCGGGTAACCTTCGCCTGGTCAATAAGATCGCGCATGGCGTTTTCAGCGTCCTGTGCCATCTGCTTGTTATTCGGATTCTGCACAGACTCGGCGACCATGCTCTGCTGTTTTTCCCTGGCGGCCTTCTCAACACCGCGCTGGGTATCCAGGCTCTTCTGTGCCTTCTGCGTTTCCAGCTTCGCAAAGTCAACCTTCACCTCAGCCTGTCCGATCTTCTCGGCGGCACCGTTCGCCATGAGAACACCCATCTGCTTCGCGATCCGGTCTTCCCGGACAGCGTTCGCAACGTTCTTCATGATGTCAGGATTCTGCGCGTCCTGCTGGGCCGCTTCGGCAAGCATGGTTGCCTTGACCGCAGGCGTTGCCTTCTGATACGCATCACTCTGCACAACCTGACGGCTCTGACTCTGTTCGCCGCCAAGCGCGGCATACATAATTCCCTGCTTGATTGTGGAAGTCGCGATATCTTTATCCGTCACTTTCGCGCCAAGCAGAAGGTCCTGCAACTCACCGGACGGGTCAGCATCCTGACCAAGCACTTTGTCAATACGGACAGACGCGGCATTCGCCGTATCAGTTTCATCTTGTGTGGAGCCTTCGTCCAGCACAGCAGCGATGGCCGCGCTCTTCCCGGCCTTGTCATAGGTCTTTGCGGTTTCAAGGATTTCAAAGTCAATGGTATTCTGTTTACCTTCCCTGACTTTCGCTTCTTCTTCAGCGGTCCTTGCCTTTGCTTTCGCTTCTTCTTCAGCGGCAATCGCGGCCTTCCGTTCTTCAGCACCTTGAGGATTGTACCGCTCTTCCAGCGCATCATAATCGATCTCGCCGGGTTCATGAGCATCCTGTTTCTGCTTCTGAATCTTTTCACGCTGCTTCCGCGCTTCAGAACGCTGTTCATCGATGATTTGCTTCCGTACTTGACGGACGGTCAGTTTGTTGTCAGGATTCTGCGCGTTGAGAGTTTTCGTCATTTCTCCGTAAGACTTGAGACGATTAGCGCTAAAACTGAAAACATCAAGTCCGGGAGTCAGGTAACTGATGACAGCCGTCCGGATAACGCCAGCGATCTGATCCTTCCGGGCCATGAGCGTGGCTTCATCCTTGTCATACCCAGCCAACCGATACTGATAGACATTTTCCTGGAACTCTGAAAGCTCACCCATCAATTTTTCATCGGCGAAATTCTCGACGATATCATTGATGGATTCACCGGCCATCTCGCTGATACCGGCTTTTGTCAGCCAATGCTTCAGGAAGTCTTTGTAAGTACTCGCAGTAACATCGCTGCCAAGGCTCATGGCTTCCTGAATGTTTTCAATGGAGATAGCTTCTGTTATAGTTTCAGCGGCGAATGTCCAAAATCCAAGCCATGAAGCCTGCCAATCAGACGCGCCTTTTTCCTTCGCCCTGGAAGCTGCTTCCATTGCGGCAGACATACCCATAGGAGAAGCGCTCAAGAATTCCTTCGCCATGTTTGCAAAGGCATTACCACCAACCCAATTGAACAGCGGACCAAAGGCCATGGCGTTCGCCATACTGTCAAGGCGGTTGGAGACCATGTCATAAGCGCCCTGCATGATCTTCGACAGGACAGTATCTTCATACCCTGTCACTTCGCCGGTCTTCTCATCGATAATAGGCTTGGCAAATTTCTCCTGTATTTCCTTCGCAGATTGCTGCCTGACAGATGCTCTTGTGTTTGCAAGCAGCATATCCGGATGATAAGGACTAATCTCACTTCCGTTGACCCATGTATCAATTCTGTAAACGGTAGACAGGATAGCATTTGACGGAGCCAGCATAACAGCGCCAGCGTTTCCTTTGATAAAGCCAAGTACACCATTGCCGGTTTCCTCTGCCGCCATGGTTTCGTACTTCTCACGGTTCCTGACATTCAATACGCCATATGTTGGATCGGCAAGGAAGTTAAGGTATTCGTCGCTCTTATTGGTTCCGTTCTCTTCGTCCTTTGCTTTCAGGTAATACCATGTATTCTTCTCTTCTTCTGTCATCAGGTTGGACAAGCCAAAGCTTTTGAACACAAGGCTGTCCTTCTGAAAAGTCGTAGGCTCGTCGCTATGTTCCTGGACATACTTATAGTATTCTTCTTCGGTCATATCCTTCGTCGGAAGAGGAATACCAATAGCCGTGGTCTTATACCGATTCTCATATTCCTGGCTGCGGGCCTTTTTTGCTTCTTCTTCAAAATCGTCAGACCATTGAAGCTTGAAGTATTCATAATCCTGAACATCACGCTGAAGCTTCGCGATCCTGCGGTTCATATTGTTCCGCACATCATTGCCGATCTTGATGTTGTGCCGGTCGCAGTAGTCTATTAACCACTCAACATCCTTGATTTGTTCAAGGATTTCTTCATGCTCTGCGGCGGCATAGTCAAGGACGGTCTGTTTATCTTCACCATCAGCAATCATCAGAGAATACTGATAGGTAGGATTGTATTTATCCCACTTCGTCGCTTCATATTCAGAAAAGCCGGTCAGCGCGGTCAGCGCGGCATCAGCCGTCTCGACTTCCGTCGTGCTGGCTCCCATATCCTTCAGATTCTGAATATGCGCGGCCCTGCGTTCAGACAACCGTTTGAATACCGTAATGTCAGCGTCATACTGATTCTTGTAATCGCGGAGATACTGCTCGTTATCCTCGACCTGGATCTCATACTGACGCTTCAGATTCATCAGTTCCCGGTCTTCGTCCGTGATCTCCAGCTTATTTGCCGCGTTGATCTTCTCCGTCTCCTGGGCATACTTTTCCCGGAAGGCTTCGACCTGACCGCTCTTTTCAACAGCATCCCAAATCTGGGTGTCAGCGTCATACTCTTCCGGAGAATCATACAGGCCGAAGCTTGCATAGACCGGAACAGGCATATCAGATTTGTTGACATTGTCGATGCCTTCGATCTCGGACAGGTCCGGAGACAGCGTTATCCTGTACAGGTCGCCGTTGATTTCCATCGTAAAGCTGGTGTCCTGCGTTTGACCGGCAAACACTTTGTCGCCAAGCTTGGCATTGATCTCCTCGATTTGCTTCTTCGCAAAGTCAAGGTTTGCCTGCGTCTGTTCATACTTTATGGTCCGTGGATAGATATCGACGGTGCCTTCGATCCAGCCTTTTGTGATCTCTTCATTATTCTTCTGAATGATCGCTTCAGGGGATTCCTCTCCGGAAACCATCGCGTCCTTATTCGCTTTAACCGTCTGCTGGGCCTGATCGGACGCGCCACTATAACCGTTCAGCCGGGAAGACTCGCCGGGGGTTAGATCGTCTTCGATATCACCAACGGTGTCATTGACATACTGATCGGAATCCTTCTGTGCCTGTGATTGCGAAGTAAGAGACTCGGCGGCAGCGATATCCCGCTGATAAGCGCCTTCACCGTAAACGCTGTCATAGGCATCCTTCTCGGTCCCGGTATATTCCTGATCCTTGATCCGGTTCCTGCGAACAATGTCCTCGGCTTCCTGCTCGACCTGTTCTTTTGTCTTCGCGCTGCCAGCCGTTCCGTTCGCAATGTCAGGGGCGGTGCCGTTGCCGCCAAGCTCTGCCTTCTTCCTGCGGATGTAGTCAATGACATCCTGCTTCCGGTAATCGACAGCCGTACCCATCTGCACAAGATCGCTGCCGTTGTCGATGGACTCGTCCATCGCTTTCAGCATGGCGTAATCCTTGTTGCCAAGCTTAACGTCCAAATTCTTCAGAAGCCATTCTTCGGACTTGTTGCCGATGTTCTTGTCGATCCAGGCATACAGTTTATTCCGCTGTTCCTGCGCTTTCTCCGCGTTGTCAACAGACTTCGCCGCTCTGTTAAACATGGACATGGAAGTCTTGTCGCTGTCGTCAATCGTCGTCCGGAGCCTGTTCAGCGTCTGCCTGTCGATATACGGTACGTTGAAATACATACCGACTTCTTCGTCCAGCGTCATGCCGACCTGATACGGACTATAGGTTTCAGGATTCCCCCAGGCAAGCTTCGCCTGCATCTCCGGGTTTTCCACCCACTTATTCCCTTCGCCAAGGCCGTACATCGCCATGTCCTTGATGGAGTTCCCTGTGGAACCGCCGTTCCGCGCCGCCCACAAAACGCCGCGCATCTCATCATCAGAGAAATCAACCGCACGGTTCAGTTCCGTAACGGCTCCCTTGGTCTTGCCTTCATTCATCGCCTTCAGGGTGCCATACTTATTCCAGTCAATGCTGTTGATGATCTCGTCATCGGAATAGTTCCGGTCCTTGCGCGTCGCCTTATAGGTCAGTTCCTGCTTCAGCGCTTCCCATTCCTGCTCGGCCTTCTTCGTGGTCGGTTCGCTGTACTGATACTGATACAGGTTGAAAGCAACAATCTGATCAGGTGTCGCTTTCGCCGTCGGAGCCAGCGGGGTATTCGTCGTGTTGCCGTAGCGAAGAGACTGCTGCCAGGAGGTATTCTGCTGGAACCATTCATCCGTCAGGGTGTTCGTATCAATCCCGTAGGACTGGAGAACATTGACCGCCCTGTTGGTCGGCTGGGTGTACGGATTATACCAGGGAGAAGAACTGTCCTGCTGGGCCTGTGAAAAGCCAGCCATCACCTGGCTGGCCATGTTGGGGTCCTTCTGCCACATCTGATAGACGCGTCCGTAGATTTCGCTGGTCGTGGGGTATGTTCCCTTGAACCAATCGTTGTTCTGCTTCGGCTGAACATTCGCCACATTCTGCTGATACGGAGTCTTCTGAACAAAGGAATTCTGCGTCTGCTGTGGTGTAGGGATTTGCAGTTGCTTTTGCTGTTGGTTATTGTTTGTCAAAGGCATATCTATACCCCCTGGTCCGATTTATGAAAACCATTTCAACAATGTCTGATACCAATTATCACCCTGCTGCTGGGTCCCGGGATTCTGTTGCGGAGTCGTACCGCCCCTGCTCCCGCTGCTCTTGCTGGAAGACTTGGTCTTCTTCTTCATGGCGTTGTAGTCTTTCTTGGAAATGCCAGCCGCCTTCAGCAGGGAATCGGACGGAGTGCCGCCGTTCTGCGCCATGTACTGAATAAGGCCAAGAGCATACTGCTTCTCGGTGTTCGCCTGACTCTGATCAGCGATCTTCTGATTCTGCTCAAAGGTCTTCTGCCATTGTTCATCAGAAGTCTTGTCTCTCTGCTGCTGATAATTGAAAGTCTGCTGCCATTGATTGTCAGAAGTCTGATCCCTGCCAACCTGATAATTGTAGGCGCGATCTGCCTGCTGGTTCGCAATCGCATTCTGCTGCTGCTGCATATTGATCTGCTGCTGGCTCTGATTCAGGCCCTGCTGCTGATAGTAGTCACTCCAGGTGTCGCGTTCACGCTGATAGTTCTGCGCAGTCTGCCATTGATAGTTGTTCCGCAGTTCGCTGGCAAGCTGAACACCAAACTGCTGGGCGGCTTCCTCTTCCTTATCGGAGATTGTCTGCCTTGCCTTCGCCTTCTCGGTGTCAATGTTCGCCATCGTCTGAAGGTTATAGGAAGACCGGCCCATACCCCGGGCAAGCGCGGCACGGTCTGCCGCAGACTTGTTCTGCTCGTAGGCCCTGTCGGATTCCTCGCGCTGGCGCTCATAAGCACCGGCAATGGACTGACGGTATTCCTCAAGCTGTTTGTTGTACTGCTCGTCAGCATACGGATCGTAGTTCTCGACCTTCTCCGCTTCGCGCCGCGTCGCCTGCTCGACTTCCTTCAGCGGGACATTGATTGTGCTGGGAGTCGCCTGCGTCGTAGTGGCAGTCGAAGTCGTGGTCGGAGTCGTTCCGGGCGTGGTCGTTTTCGTTGTGGTCGTCTTTGTTTCGGTCGTCCCGCCGGTATCCTTCGTGCCGGTCGTCGAACCTTTCAGCTTGTCAACCGTTGTGGTATGGTTGATCTTCTTGGAGTTATCGGCGTTACCGTCAAAATTATCCAGGCCGCTGTTGTTCAGACTGGTAATCTTGTTCTTTGTTTCCTTCACGCCGGTATTGTCGGTGGAAGAAAAAGCACCGCTGATCTTGTCTGCGGTACTGCTGGTTTTCTTCGGCTTTACTTCTTCATATTTGTCCTGTGCCTTTTTCTTTTCCTTGCTGGTTCCCTGATACTGCTTCGTGAACTTCTTCTTGGGATTCACAGCACCGCCTGGACTTATTTCTTTAGCCATTGTAATCCACTCCTTATTCCTCGGTCACAATCGCGCCCGGATAATTATTTGCAATCGCAGTTGCCTGCGTTTTATCCAATCCTTTGATGCAGACCATGTAGGTCGTTTCCTTGACCGGCTCTTTATCATGCTTCGCTTCGGCCTTCAGCAGTCGGTCCCAGGTTGTCGCACCGGCAACACCGTCGGTCGTGATCTTCTGATCGTGCTGAAATTCCTTCACGGCTGCTTCCGTTGCCTTACCGAAGTCGCCATCAATGCCACAGGAACCTACGCTGTATCCCAGCTTAACCAGGATCGTCTGAAGCTTCTTCACTGCTTCGCCCTTGCTCCCGCGACGGATCGTCGGATAGGCAATCGGTTCCGGACCGGGTTCCCCGCCGTAATCGACATTCTTCAGTTCACCGTAGAATGTCCATTTGTTGGCAGACAGGTTGCTGGTGCATACCCCTGCTTCGGTATTCGCGGCTTCAATGACCTTGCCGCTCCCCACATAGAGACCGATATGATCGTGGGAGCCTTCCGTTCCGGTGAACACCGCAGTCCCCGGAAGAAGCGACTTCTTCAGGGCATCCGTCAGCTTTCCCTTCTTATTACAATACTTGTCATAGATCGAGTTGCTGCCATGGGCGATGTCGCCGCCCAGCTTCACAAAGGCCCACTTGAACAGACCGGAGCAATCGGAGACGGTATGTCCGATCCACTTTGAACCGATCCTCGCGGCATTGTAGTATTTGTCCCGCTTGGCTTCAGAATTCTTCTGCCATGATGTGCCGTACTTGCTCACCATGTAGTTGACCTTCTGCTTCTGTCGTGCTTCTGTCCACACGATGCCAGCCGTAGAGTATATGTATCCCCACTTGTGGTCGAGGGCATATTCAAACTTCTCGATCAGCGCGTTTGCATTGATCATGCTTTCATCTCCTTATAAAAAAACACCCTGACTTTCATCAGGGTGCTGGATTCAATTGACCGGAATATGAACTTGTGATACGAATAGCGAAGAAGGTCGTTTTTAAGCGTTTTCAGCCATTCTTTGTGCGGAATGAATATTTGCCCAATTCCATCTATGGAACGCAAATTCAGGGGCGTATACGGTCAATGATGCACATATAGAAAAAAGCCTGCCAACTACAATTCGCTGGCAGGCAGTTTTCTTTGGAATCATTTATCCGTTTCCTTTTCCTCTTCTTCCTCTGCTGGCTGGATCACGACAGGATTCGTACCGGCAGCGTCAACGAGACCTTCGGCGATGATGTAGGCAATGACCGTCGCACCGGCCATGATGATCCCGGTCACCTGAACAGCGGTCTGCTCGGTACCGCCAAAGGCAACGACCATCATCGCGACGAAATTGCAGACAGCCGCCCAAAACTTCCGGGATGTCAGTTTCTTCTTCCAATCAATATCCATAGTGTTCTCCTTTCATGAAGCATGGGTGATATCATTCACCTTTGTCTCCAGGACGATCACTCGCCCTTCCAGGTTGTTGTGCTTGCCGACCTTGTCCTCAAGCTGCTTCAGCCTGTAGTCCATCAGGGCGGTCTGTTTCCGGTTGCTTAAGTAGGTGCCAATCAAAGCGCACACCGCCGTAACGGCTGATGCCGCGAATGCGATCCATTCCATGATAAACACCTCACTTGTTCATATTGTTGAACGCCTGACGAATAAGGCTTCTTGTGGAAGGCTTTACCTTCTTCAGGTCTTCTTCAAGGTCTTTCGGATTCCGCTTGCTCTGTTCGGAACGAATAAGATTTCTATTGCCGACCGGACTTGCCATGCGACGCTCTTGCTTCTGATGAAATTGGCCCTTTCCAATTTCCACGACCTTGCCGTCAACCTTCTTATAGTATCTCTTTTCAGAGTTCTTCTTTTTGGGAGCAAGGGAATTGGAAGCATCATTCTTCATCTCGATACTCTCGGTGTTCCTTCTCGAAGAAACGTACCGCCGGTTGTTCTCCCGCCGTTTCTTCTGCGCTCCCCATTTCCGTTTTTCTTCTGCCGTCAGATACGGACGCGCTTCCGGGTTATCGACTTCGTACCACTTGCGCTTCTTGACTTTCGCCGGGTCAAAACCTTCATATGCCATTATTCATCGCCCCCTTCTTCCGTAACTTCTTCAACCGCCAGCTCCGGAGTGTCCCCAGTCGCGTCAACGGTCACCGCGTAGGACTTTTCGTCCTCTCCTTCCCCGGCCTTCAGGATCAGCGTCTGATCATTGATGAAGTACTTCTCGACCTCGTTCTTCGTTTCTTCACCAGCGAGACCGATGGCATCCATCATCAGCAGGACGATCTCGTCCAGCGGCTGCTGAAGGCGGTTCCATTCGTGGGTGTCCTTGGGGGACGCGGAACCGGCAGGGCCGACCTTGTACTTGTAGAACACACCGCCGTCATATACGACGATGTCGCCGACGCTGTAGGATGTGTCGGCGTTGTAGGTGCCTTTCAGTTTCATGTTGACCATCTCCTATATGTTATTAAAAGAGGTTCGTTTTCAGATACAGGACCTTAAGCTTCGGAACAGAGCTCTTGCTGGAGCTTGCGGTGTTCCTGACCCTGACGGCTGTCTCGGAGCCGCTGGCAGCAGCGTTCACAAGATCGACGGTGCAGGACGAATCACCGGGCGTGACATAAATGACAGCGGCGGCTTTGTATCCGCTCGGAGCTGCCATCGAAGTGCCTTCGTAATCCAATTCGTTGGCAAGGAAACTCTTCGTACCGCCTGCGGAAATCGTCGCACCTATACAGGTATATTCCCTGATGATCGCAATATCATCCGTCGGCGTTGCCCATGTACCGTCCTTCTTATAGAACGTGGAACCGCTTCCGGCACCCAGCGCCGAATCGACCTGGGACTTCGTCACGGAAGGCGTTGCCCAGGAACCGTCCTTCCTGTAGAAGGTCGAACCGCTCCCTGCACCAAGCGCTGAATCCACGGCAGACTTGCTGACAGGATTCGCCCAGGTCCCATCCTTTTTATAGAAGGTCGAACCACTCCCCGCCCCCAGCGCGGAATCCACATTCGACTTCGTCACGGGATTCGACGGAAGCGTTGCCGTCAGGTTCGTACCGGCAACGGAACCAATCGTCTTCGATGTCCCCCAGGCCAGCGTCACACCGGCATTGGAAACGGCGACCGTCTTCTTCTCCGCAGAGATAACGCCGTTTGCGTTCTGCGTGATCTTGCTGATGAATGCGTTTGCCGTACCGGACGCGGTCGGATCGGATACCGCAGACTGCTTCGTCTTCTTGCCGTACACCGCCGTATCAAGGGTGTCCATGTTGTCGTTGATATCCGCAATGTCAGCGGTGTCTGAATACCCTGGCTTCTTCAGATTAAGGTTTGTCGTATATTCCATGGTGTCACTCTCCTTTAAGTTACTGAACCATTGAACGACATGACAAACACATGAAGCTTGTAGCCAACGCCGTTCGCAATCTTGAACGTTCCTGTCCCGGTCGTGATCGTGAATGCGGAGGATGTACCAAACTTGGCATAGGCAACGGCACCGGCAGACGAAGAAAAGACATTGAACATCGCCTGGTTGCTGTTGTTCTCGCCTACAAGAATGAACACGCCCTTGTACGAATTGCCGACCGTAAAGGTCCGGTTGGAATTCGCCCCAATCTCAAACTCCTGAGGTTTGTCCGTCTTCCCGCCAAGCAAACTGAATATCCGGTCGAAGATTCGCTCAAGCTGTATAATCAGCGCCCTGGCTTGGCCGGTCCACCCTTCCGGAACGCGCAGCGGCTCATGCTGACGGATCATCTTCCTGTTGTCTGCCATCAGCCGTCACCTCAATCCGGATCGGTCTCAACGACCATCTGCAAACCGCCGACAATGCGCCAGGGGTTTACGTTGCCGCCTTCAACCTCAATGATCACCCGGAACTTCCGTCCGGTCCCGCTGAAGTGCAGTCTCTTCATCCGATGCTCCTTCGGTACCGCAAGCTGTTCTTCTGTCAAAGGTTTACAGGTGTAGAACTTCGTCTTCTTCTTTTTCTCCGTCTGAACGGAGATCGTGAAGGTCACCGCTTCGTTCTGCACTTCAGGCATGAAGTAGAAATCAAAGCCGCCCTTCTGAATCCGCTTGTATCCGAAGTCCATCCAGGGCGTGACCCATTTGTTCGGATTGCCGTTCGCTTCGCCAATCTTCCATGAGTCATGCCTGATCCACATCAGTTTGCCGGGAAGGTCGGATGTCGTTGCGAAGAGCTGGTCATCCGCAGGAAGGAAGGTCTCGATATAGATATCCGGATAGAACAGGATGCTCCCTTCATCCAGGTCGTACACGAGCATCGCGTTGTTTACCGTGCTGTCTCTGCGTGGATACGCGAGGTAATACCGCCGGTCAAACATCGTCGCGCACATCTGATCCAGCGCTTCAATGTTCACATCCCGCCACAGCAGTTCGACCTGGTCCTTGCCGTATGGCGATGTGTTCATTCCGTCGTACACGCAGACACCATTCCGGTCGGCCATGTATACGCGCTCACCTTCAACGGCGATTGTGTTCAGGTATTCCGTACCGGAACCATACTGTTCATTGAAGGCGAACTCACCGGGGTTTGTCCCCATTATTCGCCATATCTTGTTTTTCTTGAATGCAAGAAGCTGATCGCCGAATCTCTTCAGCGCATAGAACTTGTCGCCGTCCCAGCTCGGCTGCTGGATTTCACCGCCGCCGTCTTCAGGAATGTCCGTGTTCGCGTCCCAGTTCGTCGGCTCGTACACCGCAGAGTAGTACAGCGCGTCAGGCTCCCCTTCAGCGCCGGTCCCCCAAATCCGCTCGGCGAACCGCTCGATCACGGCGAACTTCTTCGGCGTTTCAATCTCTTCGATTGTCCACTTCGCGTCCAGCACACCGGACGGATCATCGTCATTCCGCTTGGCCCAGATTAGTTCCTTCAACGTCTCCCATGTGTACGTTGATTTCACCGTACTCCATGTCGTATCCGTGTCAGGCGGGATGACCTTGATCATGCCGTCATCGGCATTGCTCATGATCAGGATATCAATCGTGGTATCAGGTTCTTCGTCTGAGTCTGTATCAATGACGGCTTCGTAGTTCACCCAGCTCCATACATTCGACTTGAAGCTTTCTACATCCAGCGGCATATCGATCTCTGCCCAGGATTCCTCCGATCCGACCTGTTTCTGATAGAGCTTTCCACCGGCAGCACATACATACCAGCTTGCACTTCCGGGGCCGATGTACCATCTCCGATGAAAGACCGCCAGCGTTTCGATTCTGTGGTCCTCATCTCCCGGCCCGTCAAGCACAACGTTCGCCGCCTGCGGCTGGAGAACGCCGTGAATCGTCTCAACGTTCTCTGCTTCAGCCGCGAACCTCGGATCAGGATTCATCTCGATATCAGCCTGGTTCAGACCCCGGAACTCGCGCACCCAAACATCAGCGTCATAGGCGTGAAGGCTGAAATACGCCATGCTCCATCACCTCACAACGGTATGTTAATGAAGTTTCTATACTTCTTCTGTAATCCGGTCTCTTCGTCGATCCCGGCCTTCCCGCCGCCGTCGGCCAGCCTTGACAACAGGTCCATGAACTCCTGCCAATAGGCGCGTCCTCTCTGCTGTTTCTGCGGGTTTCCATTTCTGTAAACCAGCCATGTTGCCCAATCAGCGATATACCGGTGAATCCAAAACGGAATGTTCGGAACAGCGTCATCCTCTTCCAGCCGGGGATAGTCGTCAGACGGAACATGGTTGTTGTCCCACACATAGACGATCTTGTCGTAGCCTTCGTTGATGTAGTCGTTCAGATGCGGAAGGTAGTCGCCCAGGTCGTCAGCGTCGTTGTTCGTCTGATGCATGATATGTTCCTGTAGTTCCAGCAGGGTCATGGCTCTTCACCTCACAGCTTTGGATATCTCGCTTTCAGCGCGATGAAGACCGGGACCGGGACTTCCACCGGTTCTCCGCGCAGAACGCGGTAACAGGTTTCCTTCTCTTCATTCGCAATCGTAACGTGTTCGTACTGATCAACCTTCAGACCGGCAGAGCCGGAGTCCTCCAGGGCAGGCAGGAAGATTGTTACCTTCGGTCCTTTGTACCCTTCTTCCTTCGGCGCGGCCTTAATTGTCAGACCGTCATCAAAGGTCATCTCTTCATCCAGCATCTGTTCTTCAAGTTTTTTCGCAGCCATGTTCAGGCTCCTTTCTATTTTTGTATATGAAAAAACCGCCTTGCGGCGGTTATCACTTGGGATTGTTTCTGTCTTCGAGGTAGAGGACCACAACCATCTCAATGAACAACAGGAGGATGATCCCCACGACAAATCCTGTTATGAACTTGATCATTCAATCATCCCCCTGGTTCGCGTTAAAAGATTCGTTACTGCTCTGCGTCATCCATCGCAATGCTGATTGCGTTCATGACAGCAGTCTGTACTGTTACAGCATCGATCAGCTTCATGTACTGCATGATCTGGTCGAACTCTTCTCCGGTAAATTCAATGCTTACCTTTTCGTTCATTGCTTTCTCCTTTCATGATGTCCATCAATACACATCGTTACACATCAAAAGGTCACTTTTTGCAATCTTCGTATTGTGGTTCTTTTCCATCTATCAGTGAAATAACATAACGGAACGCATTTCGCATACCGACAGAATAAACATCGTCAATGTTTGTTGCTTTTAATGCTTCTTTCACTTTTTCTTCCAGTTCGTACATAATACCCTCCATATATGTCACTTTCAGTAATCAAATGCGGGTAAGGATTTGCACCTTACATGGTTCTCCAGAAGGCTGTGTGTGCTGAAACTCAGTGTGGGAGAACCTTATATCAGCGTTTGCGTCTACCTATTCCGCCACCGCATTGATTCCATTATTCCTCGTCAGCAGGAACGAAGAACCGTGCCATGCGTTCCTTGACGATCACAACGGAGTACACCTTGTCATTTCTAATATCCCGTACATTGTAAAGCGTTATCATTCCTGTTCCTCCCAACTCAATGTTTTCGTGCTACCGTCAACCACGCACTTCAGGTGATACGTGCCGTCTTCAGACGGAAGCGTGGGCAGTTCCTTCTCAAGCGCAACGTAGGTGTTCACTCCATTGTTGTGACGCACAACGTAATCGCCGTTGCTGTCAGGGCTGTTGGGCATCATCTCAAGCTTCGCCCGGAGGTTCGCACGGTAGACGGTTTCGTGTCCTACAGGGATCGCAACATCACGGGTCGGAGTGGAAGCGGTAACTCCTGCGTCCACGTATTCTTCCGTTCCGAAGTCATCCACGATCTGCGGATTCTGATACGGGTCAGCGGACTCGGTCGTGGGGGTTTCGAGTTCGTAGACAACATACACGCCGTTCATGGCGGTTTTGAAAGCTGACGCATCGGAATATGCTTCGTCATGAATATAAAACTCATACTGATATACACCCTGATTTGGACTATCGTTGCAATACCTTATCGTTTTGTCTTCACCATAATAATTGTTTGACACTCCTACACCGTCATATATATACCTTGCGCAAATCAGATTGATTGCAAATCCACGTTTATAATTTGGAGTGACGGATGCATAGAATTTATTACCTGAACTTGATTTTTCCCAAGTAAGAGAACCAAGGTCAACAAAAGCGTACTTCCTCGTTACCGTGCCATCAGATTCATACACATCCCCGTCATAGTACAGTTTGTTGTTGCTGTCGAGTTTGGGGATGCCACGCAGGGTGAGGTCGGAGTCGAGTGGGTATGCGTGTTCAGAGTAGGGTTCGTACTCCCCGTCACGTTCGCCGTCCCAATGGAGGTTGATGCAGATGTCGTGCTTATATACGTTCCCATACTCTAATGGCATGGCAAACCGCATGAAACAGGCATTTCTCGGCGTTTTGAATACACCAACCGTACAAGCAGAACCATCGTACTGCATTGCTCCGATATAGTTTTTATCGGCATCATAGAACCTTCCACGGAAAGTATTTGAAGTAATGTAATCCCGTCTGAAGTAATACTGCGTTGCAGGAATGATAGGAATATAGTTCTTTGAGCGAATAAGGCTCGGATTCGATGTGTCATTGCCTGTTGTCGCATCAATGTCACCTACTTCCCACTCCTCATCCCACGCATTGAACCCACGCAGGATGTGGCTCTTCGCTTGCACACTCTGCAATGACCCTGCATCGTAAGCGTAGTATGCCTTCGGGAACAGGTTCTTGAACCATGCTACCCCTGCCCCTGCTGTGCCTGTTTCGAGGGTGTAGATGTAGTCGGCGATGGTACTGCCGAACATCTGCGTGAGGTCGAAGACTTGCGGTTTGAATTTAATAGCAGATGTAATAACAGCGTCTTTGTAAATATACATACCGATTACATAGCAAACGCCTGTCCCCGTTGCATTATAAATCGCACCGTTTCCAAAGTCCGACTTGCTTTCAACATTATTAACAAGGTATGCACGGTAAGTCGAACCAGAACCACCACTTGGACAACCAACAAGCAGGTATTTGTGCCCACTAATAACATTTATTGTTCCATTTGATAAATAAACATTATCAGACGCACCTTGTGCAGTTGTGGAAACAGTATATGAACCGTCATTATTATCAACAATCGTAACATTATTTTCTGATTTGCTTCTTAAACCGTCATAATTCACAATCTGATTCCACGCCACCGTCCCACCGACAAGCGTGTCCACTTCTCGGTCACCAATGTCTGCGCTTCCTCCTGCTGTGCGGAAGTTGTAGGGGACTTTGTCCGTCACGCCTACAGTTGCGACCAACTGCTCGGCATCACCGACTGTCATGTCTTCGTAGTAGCCATTGATCTCGGCCTTCCTGCCGTCCAGGTCCTCGATCTCTTCGCCGACGGTCGTGATCGTCCAATGCGCAGCCGTCCATTCCTCTGCGGTCGTGATCGCGGTATTGCAGACATAATAACTTCCGTTATAAATAACATGATCACCAACGGCATACGTTGACGAGCTGGAGTAATCATCTGCAAAAGCACCCATGCCTACAGGATGCTCTTCAAGATATCCTTCAACGGCAGACGCGACTTGTGCGTCGGAAGGCTTCCCGGCAAGCGCCTTGATCAGCGCAATCGTCTTTCCGGTCTCACTCATCAGAACCACCCCCGGCTTCGATCCACTCGGCACTCACTTCGTCATAGAAGTACGCCTTGCTGGTGTCTACCTCAAAAAAGATACTGCCGGTCGCAAACCCAATAGGTTTGTTGTCGGTGCTTAAACCAAACAGTTCCACATAATGGATATCATCATTCTGCGGCTCTCTCTTCAGCCATCTCACAGCCATGGTTGTCATCTCCTTTAATTTGTTAAGCTTGATGTGCCGTCAGGGGATTGCACCCTGCATGGCCTTTCGCCACGGCATCCATAAAAGAGAGCCGCCCGCCATGCCAACGGACGGCTCGGAAAGGGAGAGGATGGGGACCGGCTGGAGGTTAACCGGCCCCCGGAAAATGTCTTAAGCGCTGACCGCGTGTTCAACACGGACGATGAAGTCGTCCTGAAGAACCGCGCAGCAGAAGTGCGGCACCTTCCAGGCCACAGTTCCGCGCTGGTTCAGAGGATCGTCGGAGCCGGAAGAACCGGGAGCCTTGACGATGATCTGAATGTTCGGCTTGCCCTTGCCGCCAAGCTTGACCATACCGAAAGCGTTCATGCCGTAGATCAGGGTCGCATGGACATCTACGGAGTTGCCGCCGCCGGTAGGCTTGATGCAGCAGGAGTTGCCGGTAGTCCAGTTATCGGTCACGCTGGCCGCAGGCTGCCACCGGAAGACGATCTTCGTCTGATTCGCGGTTCCGCTCGGATAGATGCGCTCGATGCACATCAGAGTGTTGTAGGTGCTGGAGTAGTTCACATACACCAGCTTGCCGGTCAGTTCGCGGGCCACATCTTCGGTCATCGTCTCGGCGATGGTCATGGCACGTTCGTTCCGGTCATAGGTGCCGTACATCGTCAGGGAAGCCGTGGTGCCGTACAGATAGGACTCGGTCGTGAAGACCTTCGCGTTGTCCACCTCGAAGAACTTGACATTGTAGATCGTGCCAAGCTCGTACTTCTGTACGCGCCGGTCGTTCTGATACTGCGCGACAGAGATCCAATGGCTGTCCTGGGACAGGTCATAGTAGGTATCATGGCTGATCTTCGCATGGAAGAAGCCATCGGCGAACGGCTGCGCACCCTTCTTCTTCAGGTTACGCACAGCCTTCTTCACCAGCGCGTAGGTGATCAGGTCGGTGCCGGCGATGGAAGCGCGGGCCGTCACAGCGCCGGGGAACATAACGTTCAGGCCGGCACAGATGGCATCGCGGCCAACGGTGTCGATGGAGAGCTGGGCCTGACGGTTCAGCCGGTCGGACATCGCCTGCGTCTTGCTGTCCACATGGAACAGGTCGAGTTCATCGGTGAAGCTCATGTAGCCGCCGTAAGGCTTGGTCATGACGGTGAAGGCCGTCTCGGTCAGGCTCTGCCCGTCCGGGGTAACGCCTTCGTACAGGGGTTTGGTGATGGCGGGCAGTTCGGTGTAGCGGAAGAACTTAACGTGCTTGCCGTTGTTCTTCGGCTGCTCGATCATCTGCGCGTCATTCAGGTAACCCAGGTTCGGTTCAACATTTTCAAGCGCACGGCGCTGGAGATAGGATTCCAGCAGGGTCGGCGCGATTCCGGAGGAATAAGAATAGTTCGTATTCGCATTAGGCATAGCGGTACACTCCTTTTATCTCAATGTGTAACGCGCTCCTTCCGCAATGCGTTTTTCCATGCGGCGAAACTGCTCGTCGCTCATCGTGGTGATGGCGTTGTGCGCAACGCCGCTGGCTCCATTGGGGGAGCGCATAGGTGAAGGCGGCCTTCTATTGCTCTGTTGCTCCATCATCCGGGCAACATCATAGAAGTCCATTTCGCCGTTCTTCACGGCTTCCTGGATATCGTCATCGTTCAGGAAAACATCAACGACATCCATGCCGGTCTCGTTCTTGATCGTGTCGGCCTGATGGGCCAGCATATTGATCCTTGTAGTCGTGACCGGATCGTCCTGCGGGGTTTCGTTCCGCTGGACTTGTGGCTGCGGTTCAGCCGCCTGCTGGGCAGGCTGTCCCTGACGGAGACGGACAAGCTCACGCGCTGTTTCAATGTCGGTGACCTTGCGGGTCCTGACCAGCTCCTGCGCTTCGTCTTCCATCATCTTCGCCCGGATCGGTGCCATCTGCTGCTCGAACATTGCCTGCATCCTGGCTTCCGTTTCGGCAACAGCCTTCTGCACCGCCTTGTTCACCCGCTGCTTGATCCAGCCGGGTTCAGACGGCTGTTCCTGTGCGGGCGGTTCCTCGTTCTGCTCTTCCTCGTCAGGAATAGAATCGAGGTCTTCTTCTTCGGACTCGTCCTCTTCTTCGACTTCTTCTTCAAGCGTGTCGTCCGCTTCGTCGTCGAAGTTTTCTTCGACCATGGTCTCTTCGTTTTCGTACAAAGGAATTCTCCTTTCGCGCCTGCCGTGAAAACGCGGCCTGCGTGTGTTTTATATAAACGCCGTGAAAACGCGGCGCTTACTTCTTCTTGGATTTCTTGCTGGACTTGCTGGCTCTCGGAGCGCTCAAGCTCCCGCCGCTGTACTTCCCGCTCTTGCCGTGGGAAATAGGTTCGCCGCTCTTCTTCTTGGACTTCCCGCTGATACCGGCGCTTCCGTTCAGGTTGGAGCCGCTGCTCTTTTTCACGGTCTTGCTTTGGCCGTTGAAAGCACCGGCGATCTTCTTCTTCGTGCTGGAAGAACTGGAGAATTCGCCGCTCTTCTTCTTCGGCCCATAGGGGTTATTGTTCGCCCAGCGGTTCTGCCGTTCGTAGTTCTCCTTCATCTTCCGGTTCTGTTCCCCTTCGTTGGGATTTCCGGGCAGAGAATAGGGATTGGTGTCCTGAATGGTCTTCCTCGGTTTAATGACCTTTTCTTTCCCAAGAAGGTCTTTCGTCAATGCCATCTTCACTCACTCCTTCTTTATGTAGGCAAAGCGGTTCCGGTCGGAACGCCGCTCATGTTCACCTGGCTGTTGACAATGGGATTCTCCCGGTCAAGCCCCTGCGGAACCGGCATCCCTTCAGGCCCGCCTTCACCGGCAACAGGGCCAGCAGGCCCGGTCGGATTCTTCGCCTGCCGGTTATCATTCATCGCGCTCATCTCGGCCATCGCGTTCGACGCATTCGTCGCCATGCGCTTCAGAGTGTTGTTCTCATCCTGCATCTGCTGTATCTGCTGACCCATCTGCTCAAGCTGTTGCTGAAGCTGCTGCATCTGTTCCTGATAGTGTTCATTGGAACGGATGACCGGCAGAATCTTGTCCTTTCCGTCCAGGTTCAGGATGTCAAACAGCGCAGACAACGGGAAGAACTGCTGGGCCTGCGCGGACATCGTGTAGGCTTCCATGAACATCTGATTCTGATTCGCGATCCTCTGCGGATCACGGCTGGAAACCTCGATCTGTACGGTGTACGGCGGGGGCGGGATAGCGCCCTTCATCTTTTTGCCGAAAAGCTTCTGCGTATCAACCTGAACGGCTTCCTTCCGACCGGCGATCATGACAACGCGCTTGTCATCGTAGAACTGTGCCATCAGCCAAATGATCTGCTCAACGATCTGCTTGAAACCGTACTTGAGTTGTTCGGTTCTCATGCTGGCTACTTTGCCGCCAGCCTGGATCAGAGAGTTAATGGCCTTACCGGAGACGATACCGCCTGTGGTCTCGCCGCGAGTGAATTGGTTCGCGCCGCTGTCCTGCTTCAGGTCGGTCTGCATCTGTGCCAGCGCCTGATTGATCATGCTGTTGAACGGCTGGTTCTGAAGCCATTGCAGATTTTCAGGCGTGATATTGTCGCCTTCGATGATGTCGTTCTCCCAATCAGCCAAGGCTTCCCGGTCAATACCGGAACCTTTCCGGATCAGCAGCCGTCCCTTGGAAGACATCCGAAGGTTCATGTCAATGTAGGCCGCGTACCGGTTGATGTACCGCATCATCGGAGCCAACTCATGCACAAGACCTTCACCGGCAAGGCTGCCTTCGATATGGTCATGCACATCGATGACGAAGGGATACATACCGTGAGCGTAGACATCCCGCTGGACTTCCAGCAGGGCGTTGCCTGCCGCCATCGCAACGTTGATGGTGTACCGCCTGCTCTTCGCGTCGTACTCACGCCACCAATACTCGATCATCAGCGCCCGCTTCTCATCATTGGCATGGTCGGCATCTTCCTGGCCGACGGTCATGCCGACATTGTTGTGGGTGCCGTCATCACAGCCGACAAACCGGCCTTCGTCCGGGTAATGCTCCCGGTACCAGGAAAGCGGGTGCCAGGAAACCTTCATGACCGCTCGGCAATCCTGAATGTTCTCTGCCGTGGGGTCCCACAGGAAAGCTTCCAGCGGCCAGCGCACCAGCGCGATCTCGCCCCTGCCATAGTTCATGTCGGCGTCCCAGGCGATCTGCGTCACCGCTGTGCCGGGACCGTAGAAGTCCTCGCAGCGCCGGTAGTGCATCTGCTCGAAGTCGTTGGCACAGTAGACAACGTAATGGACCATGTCCTGTAGGTCATCAGCGGCTTCCTGCATCTCTGCCGTTTCAGGCATCAGCTTCGCTTCAGGCATCGACAGCATCTGATCGGCAACGACATTGTTGATTGTCGATTTCAGCGTCTGAAGCTGAAGCGTCTTTTTCCCGGTCCTCGCCATGGTGATCGGATCGTCCTGTTCCGGGTCTTCCATGTGCAGAATCTTCCGGGTGTCTTTCGCCGCGTCATGGTACGGACGGTTCATCTGTTCAAAGATGTCGAGCCGGTCATAGATCGTATCGAGAAGGTCCTGATCTTCCTCGTCAAGCTGCTGCTCTTCGAGGATGAACTCTTCCTGTAGTTCTTTCTCTTTCTCGGTCATATGCTCACCTCATATAAAAAGCGGGGCAGGCAAAAACAAAAGGGTACAGGAGTGTTCACCCCTTTACTTTTTATTTTGCACGTCGGCCTGCCCGCGCTCTTTTTCAATCGTCAAAGGGACTAAACGGTCTGTAAACCACCGGAGCCTTTCGTACAGGCGTGACAGGATGATCCATGAAGAAGTATCGCGTCGCGTCATAGTCGTGATCCTCTGCGTCAGAATCGACATCTTCCGGTTTCTTCTGTGAGTAAGGCAACGTAGGTACTGTCCTGATCCAATTCGTACAGGTGCTGAAAATATACATCATCGGACGGCCTTCCTCATCGAAGCGCATCCGTTCATGTACTTGCATCTTACCGGGCATCCTCGCATGATCGCCCTTGTTGAAGACAACGCCCTGCCTGCGGCCCATGTAGCCGGGGGCCATCTGATCGGCAACGCTGTCGCCCCGGCTCTTGTCGAAGATGGCCGGGTCAGCAACGCGGATAATGTTCAGGTTGTCCTTGCGTTCAGGCTCTTCCCGCTCAAGGATACCGTCGGCAATCTGAATCGGTGTCAGTTCCATTCCGACATTCGCCTGCCGCGCTTTCACACCAGGCCATTCCCTGTAAAGATAGGCACGGCCCTGAAAGTCCATCGCCCACCATTGGCAGGCAAACGGCTTTGAATAGCCGTGGTCAAAACTGAAGAAACGCGGCCAGTTCAGCGGGATATCGAACGGCGCAATGACATGGGTATACAGGCGATCCTCATAATGAGCGGGATCATTGACGAATTCCTTGAAGACCTGTCCTTCAAAGGAATCCCAATCGCCGTTCAGCAGCGCCTTCCGCAAAGCTTCAGGTTTCTGCTCAAGCTCGAAGATGTAATCGTCCGTGATGAAGGGATTCTCCATCGCGAGAGCGGGGATGTATTGAGTGCGGATCTTCTTGGATTTATGCAGGGTCTCGCTGAAGATCTCCTGCTCCATGATCTCCATGTACGGCCCAGCGTCCACGAACATCTTCTTCACCCAGCCGTGTCCGATGTTGCCGGGGTTGCTGGCAGACCGGACAATCGGCACAACGCCCAGGCTCTTCTTCGCACGAAGACGGGTCTTGATGAAGTCGTAGACGACCTGTTCAAAGCTGGTCAGTTCGTCAAAGTACAGGAACTGTATTTCAATACCGCTGTACTTAAACCGGTCAGCTTCGTTCTCGCAATGCCGAAACAGAATCTTACTGCCGTTCACCAGCGAGTATTCGTGGCGGCCCGCATTGTACTTTGCCAAGCCTTCCGGATACGAAGCCTGCGCTTCCTTGATGTCCGTATCTTCCAACTCCTGGTACGTTCTCCGGAATATCGCTGCCGTTGTCCCCGGATTCTTCAGACAACGAAACAACGCATCCATGATCAAGGCTTTAGTCTTTCCCCCCACCGGCTGCACCGCCATAGAGGATTTCGTTCGCCTTGGAAGCATGAAAAATCTTCTGCTTCGCTGTTGGCTCGTAATTAATCACTATCGCTGGCATAAACCTTGACCACCCCCTTTCAAAAAACCCCCCGCCTGTTGGATGCCGGGGAGCCAAGGTATGCGCTATAGTGTGAGCGCGGAGCGGGAGTCCCAGGCACGATCTGGCCCCCCAGGGGTCGGATGACCCCCCGGTACCCCCGGGGTCGATGCTGGTCCTGCTGGCCGTCCGGCTGGCGGCGGCTGGCCCCTGCTTTTTCCGGCGGGGCCGGACCGTCTGCACCAGGTCGATGGCTCCCCCTAAATTCCAACTATTCGTAAAACCATTGTTTAGCGAATAGTTGGAAAAGCACCGCAAAGCCTTATGGCTCAATGCTTCCAGCCGATATTGCCATATTCTTCCATAGTGGATTCTGCATATCGGCTGAATATTCACCATGATTTGATGTGTTTATGCATTCTCGTCAGGACTTCCAATGTCAGGCATTCCGGTGACCTGGACCGTCAGCGCGGTTTCCTCATTCTTCACCACGCCAACACGGCCAGCCATGGTCAGGACATCGTTCGCTGCCTTATTCGCTAACCATTCAGTATCAGAGTTGATTTGGCTCCGGATTCGATTTACTGCCGTTGGAACATACCGGCGAACTACTCGCTTCAGTTCGTCCTGCCATATGGCATCAGCATCAGGACGATGTCTCCAGCGGTACATCTGCTGGAATGCTCTCTGCTTCTCTGCATTGTCACAGGTTTCCGGATCAAGATTGAACACCTTCCGCAGGATGTCGTCAGGGGATTCGCCCCTGGCTTCCATCCGGATGAAATTCTCGATCCGGGCCGTCATTGGTGCCAGCGGTCTTGCCATCGCGATCACCTCTCACTTCACCCCCGGCAGGGGCGGTCTTTCATTTGTGTTTATGGATTCCATATTCCCTGATGAATGATGAGCAGGGAACGGTGTTGGAAAGATTGATGTTTGTGGTATGTTGTGGGAAGGAAGGCTGGAATGGTGAATAAACGTTATTGGACTATGTTTTCATGGCCTGCACAACAGCTTTCTGCCTATGGCTATATTCCCCTTTTTCGGACCGTTTTTCCGGAAGGGGTTTTATCTGGTACTACATACTACAAGATATTATACTTCTATAGGGGTCCTGACGGCCTGGTTGATGGACCGGTATTGAAGCACGAAAAAAAGACCGCCTGAATGGCGGCCTGTTGGTTCGTGGTTGGTTTCGGAGTGGGTACCAAATTGGATTAATATCCTATGGTAGCAGTATAGGTTGTCAAGTGCTTGCAATGCAACAACTTTTTTTCGGAGAGGATCAGGGATCGGAGATGGATCGAACCTTCCCGGCCTTGTGTGTCCTGCGTTGCGGGCCTTTTTTGTTGGCTGAAAATTTTTTTCATTTTGGGTGTTGACAATGGGTAGCACCTGATGTAAGATAGAGCCAGCCTAAGGGTAGCACCCACACCGACCGACAGAGAGAGGAGAAAGAGCAATGTTCAAGGTTGGAGAGATCGTCAAGTACGCACCGCAGTTCTGCGGGGAAGGCGAAGAGTTCTACATCCACATGGTGAAGGAAGCGGATCGCGGTCATTACCTGATCGAGACGCTGAACAGCCTGCTGACGCTGGCTCCCACAGAGCGGGTCACCGAAGACATGATTCAGGCCGCGAAGAAGTACGAGGTCGTCCTGAACCGGAAGGCCGGGGATCGCGCCTACATCATCACCGATACGGAGAATCACAAGTTCTTCGCTGGGTACGACTTCATGGGAAGTGTTGAGTGGGTCGATGATGACGCTGACGCAAGCGAGATGGGCAAGGCCGAAGCGGAACGGATCGCCAGCGACCTGGAAGCCGCAGATTGATGAAAGGAGAATGGACCATGACAACAGAAGCGGCCAAAGCGGCCAAAGCAAAATACGACGCGAAGACGGCCCGCTATTTCAGCCTGAAGCTGAACCGGAACACGGACAAGGACATCATCGAACGGCTGGAAAAAGAGCCATCGATCCAAGGGTACCTGAAGCAATTGATCCGCGAAGACATGAAGAGGACCGGGGTTTAATCCCCGGCCTTTTTTATTTCCACTTCAGCGCCTGCCCGCAATGCCTACAGAACCGGTCCTGGTAGTCAATCGCGATACGGCAGGATGGACAAGCGAACCACCAGCAGGCAGACGAAGAGTCCATATCCTCGCCCCGGATCGGTTCGACCGGGGCCATTCCCTTGAGCATATAGATCAGGTCGAAAATGGCCGGTCTTCTGACCTCTGCATAGATGTTTCCGTCGATTTCGGAATTGTCCAGCGCCTTTTGCAGGGTTTCAATCATCTTCTCCCTGTCAGACATTCACTTCACCGACCTTTCTCCAGCTTTTCCGCTTTCGTTACAGAATCATGATGCAACCAATCAATTACCGCATCGCCAACTGTTGTGCTTGAAACCGAATAAGGGACACCATTTCCACAGCAATAACACATTGGAGTTGTTGGCGAATAAACCCGTTTGCAAATAGGACATTGCCACCCCTGCGGTGCAAAATCAACGATATGCCATTCGCTCATTTCCACTTCACAGACCTTCCTGTTCTAATGGGTACATTCTCTGTGGTTTATCTGTATCCATGATGATTATTCCCTTTGGCAGTTTCTTTTCTACTTCTTCAATTTCATGCAGATATTTGCTTGAATAAACGTATGTCACCGTTAAACCGTATCCGTCTGTTGTCGGTGGATTCCATTTCCATGATTGCGTTATTTTCATTCACTTCACCGACCTTCCTTTGGGAACTCTGGCAGTTTTGCCCAATGAGTAACGGTTGTCCTTTCAAAGTACCCAACTTCATCGTCCGGTTCGTACCACCCCGGTCTGTTTTCTGTATCAAAAATATATTCGTCTATTTCGTGCAGATTGTGAGAAAAACGCACAACACCCATGCCTTTATAATCAAAGAAAGTGTACACAACAAGATATTGCCCATCTTTTCCCGGAAGTTTATCTTTGACATTTATCCATTCAACCGCTTCCTGCTCTCGCAGAATGGCAAGGGCATCTGTCCTCAATTCTGTCATGCACTCTTCAAGTGTTATTCCGGGTTGATAATACGGGCAATCATGGCATTGCGTTTCGTACTCTTCAGAACTCATTGGCAACCAACATTGCCATATCCCTTTCTTGACCTTCTCCCGGTCAGGCATCGTTACACTTCCCTTCTCCAAACCAATAGTCATAACACATTTGTTGTGCTTCATCCAGCGGCATAGGACCATGCTTTTCGATAAAAAGTCCTCGATTGTTAGGAAGATAGAATGATATCTTATCCAAATCGGCACCCATCTCAATCAGTTTTGCCCTGGAAGATTCAAAGTATGCGGCAATATCATAAGTTGTTGGCCTTCCCTTTGTGCTCAAAAACCATTCTTCAGGCTTTGTGCTGTCTTCTTTATCGCCAATCCTTACAACCGTGTATTTGTTTGTTACGAGAAAATCACGCTCTTCTCCGTTAAACATTTTTACGATATACCGTATTTTATCGTCCTGTTCGATTGCTTCGATAGTTGCCACGTTTCCTTCGAACACCACACCGTGCTTGCAATTACAGATTTTTACTCGCATCTCGCATCACCTTTCCAAATTCCAGCAGCGCCCATCCATGCGCTCTGTAGACGCTGTTCCTGTCTGTGTAGTTCATCTCATCGCTCACGGACCGGAATGACATCCCGCACAAATACCGAAGCGTCAGCAACCGACGATAGTTTTCCTGCGGCACCTTCTCGATCAGTTTTTCTGCATCGCTCACAATCGCCGTATACGCCCCTAAATTCGCGTTCAAGGCATTCAGGGTATCAACGATGCCTACTGCCGCCGTCTCGACGGTGGAAGACCCCTTGGAATGCGTTACAGGGGTATTCGTCATATTCCCCGGCGATCCCATTCCCATTTCCCGGTAGTGACGGAGCCGCGCCTGGATGGTTTTGATCTCGCGTTCAGCGCGGGAGACCCGCATCAGGTATTCCTTTGCCGTCATCCTTACACCCCCAGGAATTCATAGTAGACGAATCCGGCAGAAGTGACGCACCATTCCGCGAAGAAGTAAACCGTCACTTCATCCCCTGGCTGGAGCCAGCACCGGCGCTTCCCATTGACCGTCCGTCTCGCCTTCACCCGACCCCTTGCTTCGATCACCCTGCGTTCATTCGCCCGGACCGGCTGGTCGTGGACGATGTAGCCAAGACTGATCCAGCCTTCACCGCCTTCGATAGTCGCATAGATGTGCAGGAAACCGGTCTTCTGCTTTCCGTCCGTCAGGAAACCGTCTCCTGGATCAGCGAATCCGATGACCTCACTCCTCCCGGACGGCCTGCTCCGGATGTTCACCGTCGATCCCGGCTGGCAAACCACCCACACCATTTCCTCTTCCGCTCTCGCTGCCGGCGCCGTCATCACCAGCAGGATCAGCAGAATCGTCGCGCACAAAAACCATCCTCGTTTCGTCATAGCTTCCAACCCCCTTCAGATTCATTGCCAGCATCCATTCATCGCAACCGGTCCCCTTGGCTTTAAGCTGACATTCGTTCCTGTCCTCGCACCATTCGCAGGCGCTTCTCCCCCGGATCATGCTCTCGATCACCTGGTTGTAGGCTCGAATGTCATCAACGCACCGGCGAATGTAGTCTTCCTGTTCCTCAATCTTCGCTGCCGCCAGCTTCAGACTCTGCTTTGCGTTCATGTTTTCTCTCTCCAATTCCCTGATTTTTCGTTTGAGGTAGCACTTCGTCATGCTCTCTCTCCTTCTCGATTTTCTTCGTCCAATACAGGACGCTGCGCGGATCGATCCCCAGCAGGGCGGCGATCTCCTTGTTCGTCAGGCCGTCAGCCATGGCCAGCCTGATCCGGTCGCCCCGGCTCAATCCGGACCCCTTGCCCTTCTTCTCATGTTCCCGGAAGCACTTGTAAGAGCAGAATACCGTCGCGCCTTCGCCGTATCCTTTCCGGTAGACCCAGTCCGGATAGATGATGAATATCTTTCCGCAGACATGGCATTGCCGTTCTTTCCCGGCCAAACCTAACAACGACATCAGGCCAACCCCCTTTCCTTCAGAATCTCCCGCCAGCCATCGACCGGCGCGTCCTTGTAGTCATCCCACAGGCCGTTCTGCTTGCAGAGCCGTTCCATGATCCGTTGCTCCGTCCGGTCCATGGCCTGCTGCTGGATTCCGGAATAGTCGCGTTGTTCATAGTCGCCAGCGCTGTTTCTCTTGACCGGGGCCGGTGTTGGCTTCGCTGGAGCCGGTGCCGTGATCTCATCTTCCCACCGCCTGCCGTTCAGCCAGGTCGCCGGGAGCGGGATATATCGCCCGCCGTCCCGTGTCCATTGATCGCTGGTTGTCCATTTCCGGAGACCGTACATGATGTCGGCCATCAGCGGTGGAGCGATCTTAAGCTTTCTCCATGCAGCCAGCGCGTTCTTTTTCGCTTCCTTCCGTGGATACGCTTCCCAAAATTCTGTGAACCAGGGATCGTCCCCCGCGCCGGGAGCGTCAGCGACCGGACAAGAGATATTCATTGTTCCCTTGTTATAAATATCATTGTTATTATTGTTATATTGTTGTCGTTTGCTTGTCATCGAGCTTGTCATCAGCTTGTCATCAGCTTGTCGTTTGCTTGTCATCGACCTTGTCATTTGCTTGTCAATGACCTTGTCATCCGTCTGATACTCATCGTACTTGACGATAGTAATTACGCGGTATCGCGGGAACGACTTGCTTGTCACTTCGCCTGTCATCTTCAGGTGTTCAAGGCTGACGCGAACTTGACGCACCGATAACCCGGTCTGTTCCGACAACCCTGTCAAACTCGTGACGACCTGTCCGCGACGGATCGTCTGTCCTTCAAACTGTCCGTCCGTGAAGTTGGCCGTCAGCAGAAGGTGAAGGAACAGCACCTTCGTATTGATGTTCCGGTACCATTCCCAATCGAGAATCTGCCTGTGAAGGGTTATAAACCCGCCTGCCTTCCCCATCTTTACACCTTCCTGTATCTCATGTACCTGACCTTCTCGCCGTACCGGTTCTTGTCGTTGACAGGTTCGTGTTTGAATTGATACCCGGCCTTCTCCAGGTCGTTGATCCTGGCCGCCAGCCGCATAACACCGCAGTAGTTCAGGGCCTGCATAGGATTGATCGTCCCGTACCGGTTCACGAAGTCGATGATTCGTTTGCATTGATTGGACAACATCAGCCAGCCGCCCCCTTCTTGCCTGTGCCGTACAGGTCGTCGATGATCGCGCCCAGCTTCGCATTGACCAGCTTCATCTGCTCGATCAGGATGTCGATCTTCGTCTCCATGTAGTGCGTGGCGGTGATCTGAACGCTCTGCCTATGCTCCACAACCTGGACAGGCTTTTCCTGCTCGACAAGTTTCACGGCGGGAACCGCGCCGACATCGCTGGCGGCCTTCTCGGCAGCCTTCTTCTTCGCTTCAATGGCCTTGCGCTTTGTCTGAGAACGCTCATACATGGCCGCTTTGTAGTCATCATAGGTTTCCGCATTCCAAATCATGTTCGCAACGTTCTTGCTGATTTTCAGGTGATCCGCGATCTCCTGCCTGGTGCAACCGCTTTCCTGAAGGACCTTTGCCGCGTCGAAAAGGCGCGGAGTGACTTTGCCATTGTTATACTTTTCCATTACTTTCGTTCCCCTTTCAGATATTCGATCAGTACTTTGCCGGTAGATCGTCCGTCAACGAATCTGAACCGTACACCGTATTTTTCCTGCATGGTTATCATGGCCTTCCTCAACTTCGCAGGATCAAACTTGTGTCGCGGAAGGCCGTCCCGGCCAATGGGAGACCTCCAGTAATCAAGTCTCCCATGGGGCAGGACTTCTTCGATCAGGAAGATCAGTTGAACGCCGCACCGCTGTGCCGTCTCGCATTGGTGCCTTGTGCGCTCATGGCCTTGGAAAATGTCCATCGCGATTTCAGGCACACCGTACTTGGTATCGACGCTGATGTCTCCCTTGATCCCGCCTTCACCGGCCAGCATATAATCTCCGATCAAAAGCTTTGTTCTGATGATCTCTATCCCGGCCTGCTGGCAGTAAAGGTGGATGTTCTTGTGCTTCCCCGGCTGCTGCCGCGAATCCTCGAGCAGGACCATTAGAACGGCACAGACTCATCGTCCACAACCGCGAAGCCGGTCTGCTGGTCGATGGGCGGGTCATAGGACGCGTCCGACCTGGGAGCCATGGGAAGCATCTGTTTGACGATCCCCTTCCGGACATCATCCGCGATCTCCAACCTGGCGATCTTCGTGAAGTTCGATCCGTTGTAGGTCCCCTGCTGGACGCTGATACCGACCGTCAGGCCCTTCAGGCCGTTCTCTTCCCAGTCCCAGCGGTAGCCGCTGTTGCTGTTCTCGATCCTGTAGATCGCATCGTTGAAGCGTTTCAGGTCGGATTCCGGGTACATCGCCCGCTTGTTATCAGGATTCGGAATCCTGATCCGGAAGTCGCCCTTGTACTTGGCCGGGTACTTCGTCTTTTCGTTCTTCGTGTCGTGCATATACCGTTTCGTGTAGTAACCTTCGTACTCACCTTCGGCGATGTCCAGCCGCAGAATCAGCGTCTGATCCGGTTCATGGCCTTCGATCTTCACCGCCTTGATCGTCGCGACATAGGCTCCCGGTGGAAGCTGCTCATAGGCTTTGCCGCTTGCTTCGCTCTTGAATCCATCAAATGCTTTCATGTTCGTTCTCTCCTTTTTGCTCTTTATTTATCTGCCCTGGCGGGCCGATTAACGATTGAATTGTTGCCTTTAAGTGTCTTTCTGTTTTCCTTTTCTGCAATAATCGTCTGCGTCTTGAAGCAATCGTTCAAGTGCATATATGTGTAGTTGGTTCTTGTTTATTTCCTGTTCTATTTGCAACCTCATGTCTGCATTTGTTTTCTTTAGAGTTTCAATTTCTTTCTCAATGACTTTTTTAATATTCATATCAATTTTCATTTTCAATCTCCTGCGTTAAAGCGTCATTGTTGCCTTTAAATTAGATTGTCCCGTCTAACTTCATAAAGCACATCCAATGTGTGTTCATCTTTTTTCCTGACCTGTGACCGAACAGCGGTTCCTGTCCGATTGCTTTGATCACATCCCTTGTGCTGATCGAAATGTCCGACCACTTGAACACCAGCACTCCGTCCGGTTTCAGCACTCTCATGCACTCATGGAATCCGTCATGTATGAGATCTCGCCATCCATCGTCAAGCGTTCCGTAGGATTTACGCATCCAGCTGTTCTCTCCGAGATTCATAATGTGCGGTGGATCGAACACAACAAGGGAAAACGATTCATCCTCAAACGGAAGATCCGTGAAGTCGCATTGAACATCCGGGTCAATAACAAGGTGTCTGCGTTTCTGCTTGCCGTTCTTGTTCAATGCTTTTCCGAACATTCCGTCCCACTCCTCTCTGCGTTTGTCGCAGTAGATTGTGTGCGGTTCGTGCTTCTGAAACCATATCGTCCTGTCACCACAGGTCGCATCGAGGATCTTTTTCTCACTCATATCTCCGCTCCCATCTGATTTTCTTTTCGTCAGGATATTTCCGTTCTTCTCCGAAAAGCGTTATCTGCGTAACATCTCTGTGACGGCTTGGCTGGTTCCATGAAACGCCACCAGCTTCGCCCATGTTGACGAATCCTGATGCTTTCAGACTTGTCCCCGGTTCGCTTTTCAGCGTATAGGTGATTACTCTTTTGTATCCCATCGCCTTTGCTACTCGTGAACACGCTCCGTACAGGATGGAACAAGCGTTATATGTTCCGTCCGTACAAACCCGTCTGATTTCGATGGTCAGGCCGTCATCCAACTTCCGTGCTACGGGCTGTCCGGCTATTGCCACTCCACACAAACGATCATCGTCATAGCAAGCAATGCTGAATTTGTGACCGTTCGTTGGCAAGTTGTGCCTGTGGTTTTCTGCGACATATCGGTTCGCATCCCGTAGTGTGATTGGTCTAACTTCTAACATCATGTTCCTCGTTTAAAGCGTCATAGTGTTGCCATTAAGTCTTATCAATTATTTTTCGTTCCCATTTAGTTCCACAGTTCCCACAAGTAAAAGTTCCTGTTATTTTCGGATTAACATGAGCAATATTTCTCCCGCATCCGGGGCAATACAGCTTAATCAATCCTTCTTTTTTGCAAGTAAACCATTGTCTGATTTTTTCAATTACTGTACGCATTTTTATTTCTCCCTTTCGTTTTATAGCGTCATAATCGCTTGAATCACGCATACTTCCTGTAGTCATGCTTGATGTCGTCTTCGTTCTGTATTACATACTTCATAGTTGTGTCCAACTTGTCGTGTCCAAGAATGTGTGCGACTTCTTGGATCGGCATCCCATGCCGCGCCAAATCCGTTGCCAGCGTCCTGCGAAACTTGTGCGGATGAACATGGTCCACACCTGATCGTTCTTCAAGACCCTTCATCATGCACCGGATTCCACCAGGCGTGAGTCTTTCCTTGCGCTTGCCTACAAACAACGCCGGATTATCATCCTTCCTGCTGTTGAGGTATTTCTGCAATACAGATGCCACAACAGGCTTGATGAACACCGTCCGTTCTTTGTTGCCCTTGCCATGAACCACGCATTGCAGACCGTTGAAATCGATGGAATCACGGTCCAACCCTACCGCTTCGCTGATCCGGCACCCTGTAGCTTCCAGGAAGCAGATGATCGCCTTGTCACGGATCGTCTTGCAATTGCTCTTCAGGTTGTCGATGTCCACATCCGTGAACGTTTTCTTTTTCAGCTTCGCGCATTTGATCGTGCCAAGGTTGGCAACAGGATTCTTCTCAATCAGGGATTCCCGCTGTAACCAGTTGAAATAAGCAGAGAATATCTCCCTGATCCCTTCAATCGTTGTGTCTTTAATCCCCCTTTCCTGCTGTTTCGACAGGTAGTTCCGAAGATGATAAACAGTAATCATCCTGGTAGGAACGTTGATCTCTTGCATCATCCTGCCGATAACATACTCATACCGCTCAATTGTTTTCTCGCTTCTTCCCTGTACTTTCAGCGCATCCACATAGCATTGCAGTAGATCGTCATTGTCATCTGACCAGGTGTCAATCATGTGCATCTCATAGCTCTGAAGAACATCGCTGATCACGTTCATGATTTTCGACATATCTGATACAGTCACACTTTCGGCAAGCATCTTTTCCGTCTGTCGCATAAAATCCATCTTTGCGTCGATTGCCATGTTAATCCTCCGTTCATGCCATTCGCTCAATCACTCATCTGCCCAATCCGGCCTGCTGGCCATCCTTTCGTTTTCCTGCCATTCCCAGGCATCCTGTGTCTCAAGACACCAATTGCAAGCGAACACTTCGCCGTTGTTGTCCTTATAGATCGTCTCGCATTCCTCGCCGCACACCGGACAGTAGACCGGCTCCGGGGAAGGCATTCCGTTCATTTCAGCGTCCCTGATCCACGGCGCGTCAGGTATCGTCATCTTCGTACTCCTCCTCCGGGATATCGTCAGGATCGTAGAACGGGATATCCTTCGCTTCCTCCATCAGGTCGTCGATCTTGTAGAACAGCGCGCATTCATCCGGGAAATCGGCCCTGTTGCTGCCCTTGCATTTGTAGGTCTGATAGCAGAATTTGCTATACCGGCAACGCTCGTGACAGTTGCTTGTCATCGGCACAGGATCGGTTTCAATCGCCTTCATCTCGGCGAAGCTTCCATAGACCGTCGGATTATGACCGTCCATGTCAATCCTGTCGAATGTTTCTTCGTTCATGGGGGCGTTGTCTTCGTCGTTGTAGATGTAAGCCATCGATCTTCCCCCTTTCACCACGGCAGCTTGTCCGTCTCGATCACATCAGCGGGTGCGTCATGCTTTATTTCAGGAAGGCCTGCTTTCATCTGCTTCTTATGTGCTTCATTCAGCTTCTTTGCCTCTTCCTTGACCGCCGCCGCCTCTTCCTCCGGCAGGTCCTCGCCAGCATAGATGTACAGGCCCAAACCATGGCGGGCCGCCGCCTTCGTCAGGCTGCGCTGGATCGCCTTGTTCACATCGGTGCTGGTCACGCGCTCCAGCGGGAGCGCCCTGTTGCTAAAGTCCATTACCGGGAGCATCTCGATGTGTTCCAGGCCGTTGATCGTCAGGCCGGTCTTCACCCAGCAGGTCCTGCCGTCCGTGAAGTAGTTCACCGGACCGGTCTGCGTTTCGCGTTCGTAGACCGTGAAGGTCGCTTCCGGGAAAGCCTTCTTCACTTCGCCCCAGGCCCATGCCCAGGACAGATAGGTCAGGTTCCCCTTCTTTTCCGTCTTGTCATTGACATTGACAGCGTTCAGCTTGTCAAAAATGCTCGTCATCTTTTCTGCCATTGCTTTACTCTCTCTTTCCGTGATATAATCACTCTGTTGATCGTGATGGCTCTGTCATTGCTTTCGACCCCTTCACGCTGGCCTGCCGTCACAGGTCAGCGTTTTTTGTACTGATAGCCAACCACCGGCTCTTTCATCTCATCGAACACCGGACGCGGCTGCGCTTCATGCTTGCCCTTCCGGTTTTCCTTCACGGAGACATTCTCCGCGAATGCCGTGATCTGACGGATCAGGTTCTCCATACTGTTGCCCTGGAATTTGATTTCAATCATTCTGCTCACCCCCTTCTTGTCGGTTTGTAGTCTTCAAACCTTGGGCATTTCTTAAAGATCACCTTGTTGTTGCACCATCGCTGGAGATCGCGAATCTCAATCGGAGCCTCCGGCTTGTTGTAGATCATCACATAGGGATCAAATCCGTTTTCCGAAAGCACCCTGATTCGATAAAGGTTTTCTTCCATCGTGCTGTTGTAGTTTGTCAGCACATAGACCATTCAGATCTTGGTCTTCCGTCTGAATCTCTCTGCAAAATGTTTGAACTTTCCTTCAAGATCGTCCTTCGGATTGTCCCAAGCAAAGTGAAGCGTTCTTAATCTCATGTGGTTGATATCCTCAATGTCATCATCGTTCAGGCATCTGATATCCAACCCCTGTGTGAAGTCGAGCATTGCTCCGGTTTCCCTGTACTGTCGCATCAAATCCCGTTTATCTTTACAGGCAGTAATGTTGGGATCGAGAATCCTGATTTCAGGTTGACCGTTCCAAAAGTCTTTCACATCTGCAACCTTGACGGCGCATCTGCCTTCCTTCGCTGCGACATGACAGAAGCTGCATCCGCGTGGGCATCCCCTTGAAGTCATAGCAACGGCAAAGTTGAATTGCGGATAGATGGAATAGTCAGGAAACATCCGTTCGACTTCTTCCGGAAGGTTTTTATGTTTGCTTTTGTCGAACACTTCCTTTCCGTCTTCAAGATGGATCGCATATCCGGTTCCACCTTTTATGACCTCATCACAGTTCATCGGTTCAGGGACATCCTTGCTGTATGCATCAGAGAAGACTTTGCTCATGTACACCCGGTCATAATGGATCAGGTCTGTCCACCACCATTCGACCTCATCACCTTGGGCCTTATGCCACGCAGAGATTCTCATGAGCGCGAGATTCGGAAAGTTGTGTCCGTCAACATCAATCAATCCGATCCTCATTGTTTCCCCCAATCAGCCTGATGACCGGCCCTTTCCATATCCGTAGATTCCGTCCCCGCCAAAAGTGCGGGAGATCAAGTTCGCCATTGCGGGCGGCGATGTTATAACTGTAGGGATCACCGCCCGCGACAACTGCCAGCACCGAAGGACTTATGGTCTCGCTCGGAAGGCTCTTCAGCCAGGAGACCGCTTCCTCACTCGTCATCCTTCTGCTCCTCGGCCTGCTGGGCCGTTTCGGCCTTCAAGGCTTCCTGTTTCGCCCGCCAATTGGCCATCTCGGCTTCGTAGTTCCGGTCGTCCTCTTTCATCTCTTCGATGAGTTCGTCGGCGTACTTCCGGAAGACGCGCAGCTCGGCCATGAAGTGCAGCGCCTGCTCTTCGGTCAGGTCCTTGTCGTTGACGATCATGGCGCTGTCATGCGCGATCTTCTCGTCGATCTTCTTCTTGATGTCCTCGGTGTAGTACAGATTAGCCATTGTTTTCTTCCCCTTTCGTTTCAATGTCAGCTATAAGCTGAAAGAATAAATAAAACTGTTGTGGAACTACTGCGTTTCCAAGCGATCTAATTCGGTCCACCCTATTGGGTACCCCATCAACCACTCGATCCACGCTGGGTTCACTCGGCCAATTGAGCCACGCGGAGTGGCTTCCAAGAGTTCCATTAACTGATGTCTGTAATACCCCCCCCCTACAAATCTGTTCGTCTTCGCGCCCTTCCATTCGCTTGACCTCGGAGTCGGTATCAGCGATGTAAACGCCTTCCGATATCCCATCAGCCATTCCAGCAGTTCCGGATTCGTCTTCCCCCCGTTCCCGCCTC